TAGTTAAACGCAAGTGGGTTCATACAACCTAATATAATAGGTATACATGTTCCATCGTCAACATTAGCAGAGTCAGCATAATTTAAAGCTGTTGAATCCATACAACCAAAAATCTTTTCAATGCAATTATCACCACAATATGGCTGCGCATCATAAATCATATATTCAGGTGCTTCAAAGTTTTGCAATGCACCTTGTCCATTGTTATAAAATGGATTTGTTCCTTCAGCCATTAAAGTATCACCATAATCGTTTACGAGTGTAAATGAATTATGTAAAGTTTGAAAAGATACTTGAGCTGGTGATTGTTGTCCTGTTGCTATTTCAAAATAATATACTTGAATCTCTTGATCTGTTCTTAAAGAATCTAACCAAAATGATTGAGAGAATATTCCAGGACCTAATCTAAAAGTTCTTTGTAAATGATTACCTTGTACTACACCTATATAAGAAGCGCCCCAACCATCTCCAGCATCATCTTCTAAAGTCAACCAATAGTTACAATAAGGTTCAATACTATTTTTAGTAGCTAACGAATCATAATTAAAAGCATTTGGATCAGTACAACCATAAGTATGTAGAGTTAAACAACTACCATCATCAACATTTGCTGAATCAACATATTCAACATAATCAGAATCAGTACATCCAAAGATGACAGTTGGTACGCAAGCTATAGGCCATTGAGCGCCTGAATAAGCTACGTTGCCAAAATTAGGATTTGGTAATTGCCAAAGCGTATCACCATCACAATCCATAATTCTACAATCACCATCGTTAGTCCCACCAGTACCAGAACCTGCTAAACCATCACCGTAACTATCATTTAATATAAACTCAAAACCAGTTAATGGTACGCATATACCATAGGTAAAAGTTTTATTTGCATCTGCGTAGGTATAAGATCCTTGTGTCACAGCATCAATTGGTTGTCCAGTACTTATATCAGTTAATATCCAACTTGTTTCACCAGGATAATCATCTAGTGTTAATATAATAGTTATTAAAGTTTCAAGAAGAGTATCACAATCTGTTATAATACAAGAACCATCATCAACATTGGCAAATGGATTATAATTATCAGCACCTGGATTTATACACCCATATATATAAACACAGCTACCATTATTAATAGTAGCATTAGGATCGTAATTTGGGGCTATACTATCAGTACATCCAAATATAACAGGATATGGATCACTAATCATTATATCATCAATAGCTATATCACTAGTAAAACTATAACCAGTAACACCTTCAAATGCTATTTTAAAATCATTTGTTATATTAAAGCTGTCTAAAGGTATGTATGCTAATTTCCATAAGTTTGCTTGAGGACCAGATATAAAGGCTATTGAAGTCCAAGCAGTATCTTCTACTATAAACACTTCTAAATCACCCATTGCAGCGCCATACATATGATACCAGAATGACAATACTTTACCAGGAGTTGCAGATACATCAAATTCAGGCGTATACTGTATAAAATCGTGGTTAGGATAATTTGGTGTTGAAGATTCTATATATGAATAAAAACCACTACCAGTAGTATGATCACCCATAGGACCGGTATTAAAAGAACTTGTTGACCCTTGGTTTAACCACCAATCACCATAATCATTAGTATCTTGTTCTAATGCCACAGTATCTTCAAAGCTATGAACCCAAGGAAAATTATTTATCTGACCAATACCTGTAAAGGGCAATAATAATAATAGTAATAATAGTTTTTTCATTTTTAAAATTTAATAAATTTTTTCATATTTCTTATGTATATCGTATTCTTCTTTATATCTGTTACAACTCTACCATAAAGATCATAAGTAACACCAGTGTGTTGACCGTTTGGTAGTATTTCCGCCCAACCAACAGGTGGAGGGGCTGGATAAGTAACGCTACACCCGTTAGCTGTAACTATTTCTCCGTACTGACCTTCAGTTAAAAACGCAACAGCTTTTATATGCTCCATTTTAAACATAACGTCATTTATATATGTTGGTACTGGGTAGAAGAATCTCTTAAATACAAAGTGACCAGGTCCTACTGGAGCCGGACTGTTGTTCACAGCTTCTCCCCATTGCCCAGCGATCATATCTCTTAACATGTGTTGATGAGAATATGTTGGTTGCCATGGACCATTAATTATAGCACCTGGATTATAAGTAGAACCACCAACTTGTGGACCAGCAACACTATCTTGTGTTAACGCTACATTTATATAGTTTACTGGAGAAAATCCAAAACCATCTACTGGAGTTGAATCTGTATAATATATCTCTACATCTATAACTAAAGTCTCGTTAATTGTATCATGAACGGCTAAAACACCTACGTTAGCATAAGACGGTTGAGACATAAGATCTGTACAAGCGTCCATCCAATCGCTTCTACTCATAGCACTACCACCTAATTGCGACCATGGAAAGCCAAATACTTTTCTATTTACTGACCCCGCTGGGTAACCAGCTATATTTGCTATTTCTGCAATACTATCACTTTCCATAATCCTAAAATCAGGTTCTCCAGGATTTGGAGATGCGTAACCACCAGTATGTAGGTTTACTAAAAACACATCGTTAGGATATGTGTTTTTTATTTGTTGTGCTATATAATGCCCATCAGGACAAAACACGCAGTGTATACCCGTAAACTCTTCTAATACAACTTTTTTGTTTTGTGCTGTTGTATCTACTATTAATTGTGCAAAAGATGCTAAAGGTAATAATAGTGCTAGTAATAAACTACGCACAGTTACACTCTTTACACCATCCAATACAAACTTTACCTAAAGTAAGTTTGCAAATTAATTTACATATTTTTTCTTTCATATTAAAAATCGCTCATTATTTGTTCGTTAATAAATTCTTGTATTTCCTTCCTTGTTGCAAGCATTTTAAAACTAAGGTCTGCTTGATACCTTTTAATTTCTTCACCGTCTTTAAAAACGATTATAGTAGGTACTATAACCACTTTATGTTTTTGTTGTAATTTAGCTTCTTTCATTATATCGACCTTAGCTATATCACAATCAGATAACTTTTCTAGCCACTCAACTTTGTTAGCGGCATTCCATTCTGCGTTAAATTCTGTTACTACTATCTGAGCATTAGCAATCATACTAAATGTCATAAGTAGTGTTAGTATTATTTTACTCATATAGTTTGTCTTCTATTTTTTCTATAGATTTCTTAATCTCCTGCACGTCCTCTTGAGTTGTCATAATAGTTTGACGAATCATTTGATCCTTCATGTCAAATTCCATTCTTGTAACATCTGGTGCTGGCGGAACTGGCAGTTCTTTGGCTTCAGCTATATCAGCTTGCAAAGCAAACCACATACCTATAATTGTAGCCATTGCAAAACCTATTGCTATTAATGTTTTTATACTAACTTGGAAGCCAGTGTCTTCGTTTAATTCTTTTCCCATTTTAACGTTTACCGCCATGATACTCTACAGCATGGCCTTCTTTAATTAATAATTCATTTACATTTATCATAGTAGGAGAATCTTTATCATCATAACTACTAACATACAACTCACCTAGTACTCTACCATATTTTCCTAAACCATGAGAATCAAGGTGTATTTCCCCAGCGGTTTCTAATATTTCTTTAAGTCTAGCTTTAGCAGCCAAACCTCTTACTTTTTCCTCTAAGTCTCTTGTTCTAGATTCTGGAGTGTTAATTCCTACGAATCTAACACGTTTTTTTGTCTTGATTTCAAAACCAAGATCGATATAGCAATCTATAGTGTCTCCATCTATAATTCTGTCTAACTCTATTTTGTATTGATACATAGTTAGAAGATTACATAGTTTATACCACACTTAAAATCATACCACTCTCTATTCCAATATTTGTTGTATTTACCTTCAACAAAAGTCCCTAAAGATTTGTTTAGTTTATAACCAAATATAATACCACCACTATAATCAAGCCATTGACCGTTGTTATACTTGTGATAAGAAAACTCACCATCAAGGTCTAAATGATAAGGCATAATATTACCCCAAGTGTGAAGCCAGAATAATTTTGTGTAATGATAATAATCAAAACCTAACACAACAGAATGCTGGATTATTTGATCTAACTCGTCACGTTTTTTCTCTGCATAATCAGCTAGCACAACAGGTATAACAACCTCTTCCCAAACCTCCTTGCTTGTAGCTACTAACGACCCGTTTGGATCGAAGTATTCGTTGCTATACACATCCACCGTGTAACCCTCTTGTAAAGCTAAGTAAGTGTAATGTATATCTCCATTACTAAGCACCCATTCTTCTAACGGGTCATAACCATAAGGCTCAGATAATCTTTGAGCAAGACCAGTGTTAAAAGATAATTTATTATTAACTTTATACCTATATCTTTCCGATGTTTCAAAATATTTAATATCCGCAAAACCATCTTCTAAATATTCACCTTTTAATATATACTTATTATCTACAAATCTTATAAAATGATGCTGATCTAAATACTCATTACCCTGCTGTCTAGTAAAATCAATTTCAAATAAAAACTCAAGCCCAGAAACTTTACCAATATTAGCACCATCACTCCAAGAGTTTTCAGTACCATCGTAAAATGTTTGAGCTCTGTTTTCATAACCAAACCTTGCTATCTTACGTATACCAAAAGCCACGTTGTAATCAAAAGGGGTTTTGATAGTTGAGGTTTCTAATCCATTTGTTACAGAAAATGTTTCAACGTCAGAAATAGATGTACCACCACTTGCGGCTGCGTAAAACGTAGCAAACTTAAAGTATTTTTTTAAATTTACTTGTGAGCAACAATCTTTTGGAGTTGCGCAAGAAATTAAAGTAATTAGAAATAGTATAATTATTTTTTTCATTATTTTTTTTTTAATAAGAAATTTTTCTTCTCGATCTTGTTGATCTTTTTTTGCTAGAAGTACGTTTTTTAGATTTATCTTCAATACCTAAGTTCCATTTTGTCCAACCCATCATTAACGCTATTCGTTGCCAAGCCTCCATATCTTGAGAAATAGCGTCTGACATATTTACTGTTTTTTGATGTAGTCGAGACAAAGGCACATTTGTCAATGCTTGTGTAAAAGAAAAACCAGCTTCCCAAGCAGGATTTTTTAAATTGTAAAAAGGTATTTCTTCAACTAAATCTTTCTCCCATCTCAAAGTTCTTTCAGCGTCTCTAATTTTTCTCAACTTAATACCTAAAGGTGGAGATAGATTCACCATTTCCATAATTACAGCAGATTCGTCTTTATTAAATGATTTTTGCTGTTCTTTATAAAAAGCTCTTATCATATTTTTAAGTGTAGAAACAATAGCGCCTTGAACACCCATACCTCTTAATATACTGTCTATACTACCATTTAATACTCTTTCCTTCTTCTTGTCGAATTTTTCGTCGTCGTCATCATCGTCAAACATCATAGCGAATAATGCTGTTTGTAAACTGTAAAATATTATATTTTGTACCGCGCCGTAATAAATTATTCTAGACACATTTGCTTTAGCATCACCCCTACCATTTACAAGGTCTAACATTGCTTTCTTCATCAATCTAGCGTACTGCATTGGCGTGTTTTGGAAGGCTAGTATTATTCTACCAAGAACAGAAGCTTGTTGTTGAGAGATCATGTCAGGCCTTGCTGACTGTTGCGTTTCCTCTGCTATAGCTTGAAAATCTTGAAAAGCTTTTTCTTTAGCTTGAGAAATACTCATGCCTTCTTTAACATACTTGTTAAACCTGTTTCTATAAAAACTAGCGCCACCCATAGCGATAGCAAAACTATCTGCAATTTGTGTAGGTAAAAATCCTTTTGATAATAAATAGTTTATAGCAGCTTTATATTTATTTGCTCCAGAACCTCTACTTGATATATAATCTGTTAGTTCACTAGCGTTAACATCAATGTTTAAACCAGAACGTCTCTGCTTTAGCATGTCAGAATTGAAAATCATTATGAAATCTGCCCAAAACTGTTTTTGATTAGCAAAAGCTTTAGCCGCGGCAAATATATTGTTATCTTGAAAGTTTATAAAATTAACCATTGACAACGTTTGTAGCACTGCTGATCTAGCGTTGAAGAACATGGTAGTACCAATAGATCCATTTATCCAGTTCATAAAATCATTAACTAGCTTGTTGCTACCAAAACTTCTATTAGTACCATTTTCTATTCTATAAAGCATATCTTCTAAGGCCTCTCTAAACGCTTTACCATAAATAGCTTCTATTTTGTTCATGTTTTCTGGAGAAAATATAATTTTCATATTTTCTAAAAACTCTGCAAAAAATTGCTTTCTACCTACTTTATCTGTAGCGTTTTTTAAATCAGCTCTAATATCTTCACTCAACCACGTAACTGTAGGTGGAACGTATCCATCTTTTTGCCTTGACAATATAGATAACATATCTGCAAAAGCTTTTAATCTAGCGTCGTTCTTTACTGTTTCAACTAGCTCTTTTTGATCTGATTTTGATATACCAGGTATTTCAAACCCAGCTTTATCCCACAAGTAAACTCTTATAGCGTCGTTGTAAGTAAAGTCACTATCACCTATAGTGTTAAAAAGTATTTTTTTAACATCAGGCATTTTTTTCTTTAACGCAGCAAAATCATTTGCTATAGCTTGTTTTGCTTTGTTTAAATCTCTATAAGCTCTATTCAAAGGATCAATTAATGTTTTCTTAAAAAACTTAAACTGTTTTTCACCAAGCTTTCCTTTTCCTAAGAATTGATATATAAGACCAAGAAAATCTTCGGCCCCTGGTGGTATAAAAATATTAAACTTTCCTTTGCCCTCACCTCTTCTTCTAGCTTTAGCATCAGAAAAACGCTTGCTAGCCTCAGTACCAGTAGATTCTTCTAGTATTTCATTAAAGTCTCTGTCGAAATCAATGCTTTTACTAGATATAACTTGTTGTACTTTTGATTTTATATCCAATTGATCCAATACATTTTTAACGGCCTTAACATTAGAAAGAGCATCGTCTACAAAGTACATATCGTTATAACCCTCGGTAAATTTATCAAGCATCCACATTGCCTTAGCCTCTCCAGTGCTATTACCTAAGCCTGTTATATTCTTCATAGGTATGTTAATACCTTTTGATTTTAACCAACCATGTATCGCTACATCGCTTTCTTGCATTCTAGCCGTTAGTACAAACACGTTATTTGGTCCAAATTTCTTTATTTGGTTTTTCATTTTTTGTAATAAAGGACCATCAGTTCCACCACGAACATTTACAAAATCTTTAAAGTCAAATTTAAAACCTTTTTCTTGAAACTCAGGACCTTTAGTAGGCCACTCAGCACTACTTATCTTTGTCTTTTCACCAGTAACAGGGTCTATTGCTGTCACAAAGTTCTTCCCGTCAATAATTAGTGTTTCATCAAAATCAAAAGTACTCATACCTCTAGACTCTCTATTGTAATTAATAGAGTTTGCCAATCTAGTAAGTTCATTAATCTTTACATCTTGATCTATTTCATTTTTACTTTTTGGTAGTAAATCTGAAGCAACATTATGCGTTTCACCATAAACAACACCGTCCATTTTACCCTTAACAACATCTTCTATTAATCTTATAGGCTTAACGAAATCAAAACCTAAGTTGTAATCGTTAAACATTCTACCAACCCAACCGTCTATATTTCCTGATTCATAACCATCATACATGAGGTACTTGAAACCTGCGGTGTCTAAAGTTCCATCCGCGTCTTTATTTATTATGCTAACCTTGTAATCAACATACTCGAGATCCATAGCAACTCTTTTGTTTTTTACTTTAGGATCTTGAGCTATTTTTATTAACGACATTAGTAAAAATATAGCTGGTTTACTATGTTCAAATCTTATATTGTCATTGTTAAGTTCTCCTAACAAAAAGTCTCCATTACTATCAATTATACCGTCCATTATACCAATTACCTCAGCACCTCTTCGCAAAGATGTTGTTGGGTTACTATTTAAAGAAACCATTTGTAAAACAAAATCATGCTCTGATATTAAATTTTTGTTTAGTAAATCTGTAAAAAACAATATTTTATCTATAGTTAATTTTTGTGCAAGCTCAGATTCTTTACTAAACTCTTCTTGATCGTAGGTTGTAGCACCTTTACGTAGTTTTTCTCCTTTGCTAGACTTTATAGTACGCACCATTCTACCAATTACACCTTTACCATCTTTTGGCATTAAATCTAGACTAGAGTAAGATAACGAGGTATCAGAAGTGAATGCTGCTTTCTGCTCCTCTGTCATTTTAGCTTTAAAGTCTTCTCCTATAAAATTCCAAACCCACAATCTAAAATCTAATTTAGCACCACCATCCTCTTTATTCGCCGCAAAGAACTGCTGTCTTTTAGTGCTTTTAGACGGTTTCTTTTTTATCTTCGTGTTAGTACCAGGTTCGTATACAAATGCCCCGTCGTTTATTTTATATGCAGTAGCGTTTTCTTGCTCGTACATGTATATCATGTCTAAAACCTCATCTACTGATATTTCTTTTTTAGTACCAATTCTTTTACGCCACTCTTTAAGTATACCGTTTTCTATAAAGTCAGCAACGTTTATTCTTGCTCTATCAACAGAGTCTACATCAAACAACTCACTAACACTAGGTGCTTTCCCGTCTTTATTTTTTAATCCAAAAAACTCTATTAATCCTTCGTGTATATTTCCTTTACCTAACCATTTTTTAGCAAAATCTTCAAAAGATTCTATGTTTTTAACACCTTGAGAAGTTAATATTTCTTCTCTATATATGTATTGCATTATAACCCCAGACTCATTAAACATTTGACCTAAAAATTCATTAGCTTGTTTTTTAGTCAAAGTACCATCTTCTGTGAAAACAGATCTTAAATAATTTATTTTTTGAGTTTTTGTCCAATTCTTATCTATCTCTTGAACTTTTATGCCTAATTCAGGCATTTTTAAATCAATAGACTCTTGAAGATCTGGGTTTTTAATGTAAAATATAGATTCAGCAAAATTAGACAACCCATCTTCTAAAGAGTTTTTAAGTCTCACGTCTAAATCACCTGTTGCTTCTAAATTTTTTCTATATTGCTGATTAGTTATAGTCCTATCCATAAGAGATAAAACAGCCAACAGTCTAGCGCTAGTATTTCTATCAACTCTAAAATCATATTTACCGTCAACTCTATATATACCTAGGTACTCTAAAAATTCCTTTTCAGATAAATTAGGTTTTTTGTATTGAGGATAATTGTTTTTAATTCTTTTTGAACCTTTATTATAACCAAACTTTAAAAGCACGCCAGGCATATTTGTTGATTTAAATGCTCTAGTATGTCCTTCGTTAAAAATAGCTGATAATATTAAACCAGGACCAACTTTAACAATAAATTGTTGTGCTGACCTAACTTCGTTGCTACCTGCTTTTGACTCTTCTTTTCTTAAATTAGCTAAAAAGGTTTTGCTTCTTGGGTTTAATTTTTCAACATCAACACCAGACTCTCTAGCTAATATTTTATAAGTAACACCTTCTATATTACTTATAGACATATCATCAAAAGGATCAACAATTTCACCAGTTTTGTCATCAATTTTAAGCATATGCTTGTTCATGAGGTTTCTTTCTAGTTTGTTAATTTGCTCTTGCTCTTTTTCAGATAAATTTTCTTTACCTTTTAATTCTCTATACGATTTTAACTCTGATAAACCTTCTCTTATAATTGTATCGACTTCTTCTTCTAAACCTATTTCCTTAGCAACGTTCTTCTTAGGAGCAACATGTCTATCCGCTGCATCAAAATCATCTGGAGTAGTGTCAGTATCAGTACCAGCGTCAGGTATTTGCCCAACCTTTTCATTATCTATACTTACACTACCTTCTATAGCACCCCTTTGTTCAGCTTTTAAAACATCACCAAACCTTCTTGGTAATAACATGTTTAAGTATGCACCAAATGGTACTAATGCTGGATCATAACTTTGTGAAAGACTTAATAGTTGATTTGAAAAACCTGATTGAAATTGGGTAAAAGAAATTCTTTTTCCTTCTTCTAATCCCATTATTTTAGGATTTTTAGCGGCAAAGTCAGATAGAGCAGTTACTAGTGCCATGTTGTTTAAAACTAAATCGTTCCTTAAATCTTCATCATATTCAAAAGTGCCGTCTTCAAGAACAATTCTAGTTTCTAAAAGCTCTTTTCTTATTCTATCATTTTCCTCTACTATTTTTCTTGTACTTTCTTTTAGTTTTAAATCACCTATAATTTCAGGCCTATCATATATATTTTTCTTAGTACGACCAGCCCTTGTAGATAAAGAACTAAACGCTACGTTTTTATCCCATTGTTCAAGTTTTTTCTTTTTTTCTTCTTCACTTGCTTTTTCAGCAAAATCCATATCAACCTTGATATTTAAACCATTTTTAATGATCTTTCTCATACCTGGTGAAAAGTTCTCTCTATCACCATCTAATAACTCGTCGTTGTAATCTTTTATAAAATTCATCATTTCTCTAGCTGGGTTTGTCCCAGGAAAGAAATCAATATTTATACCTACGTTTCTCAGCGTTCTTCTAACAACACTATGTAACTTCGTTAGCGTGCCATTGCTTATAGCAACGTCCCCTTGTGCCATTCCCTCTGATAAGACAGTGAACATCTCGTCCCATTCCATGCTTTCTACTTGTTTTTCATAACTAGCAAACTTACCAGTTACATACTTAGAACCCATAATGAAACCGTACTTTGACGGATTTTTTAACAGCTCTTGTCTTAATAAATAAGACAATGCTTTTACTTTTTGAGCACCGCCCTTACCCTTTACAGTGTTACGCATAACGGCGTGGAATATCTCGTGAACACCAACACCATAATTATCAGATTTGTTCATAGCGTCCTTATTTATAATAATTATATGGTCACCAGAGTAATCGTCATAAAGTATAGTACCAACGCCTTTAAAATCTTTAATTTTTTGAGGCTTAATTTTTTTCTTTTTGCCTTTCTTTTTATTTTCTTCAGAAGCTTTTTCATTTCTAGCTTGAATCTCAGCGTTAGCATTCATCACGTGCTTATTGTACTCCTCTTGGTTTTTCGCTTCGTAAACTTTTATGCTTATACCCATGTTGCCTAAAAGTTTCTTACCTCTTCTTATAGAGTTTTGATACAGTTCCTTTTTCCATTCATTTGGAGTAGATTCTTTTATCTTTACATCTAAAGCCTTTATCTTTTCGTTTATAGAATTTATTTCTTCTTCGTTAACAGTTTTATCTTTTTTAGTTAACTTATTTTTTCTCTCAATCAATTTGTTTTTTTCAACAAGATTGTCTATCATTCCAACTGTTGCAAACTTACCCGAAGAGTTGTAAGCCTGTAAAGTTGCGTAAACATTGTCGTAGGCTTCTTTTTCTCTTTTGTATTCTTCTAAAAATATATCCCTTTTTGCTTTCCACTTTCCATTTTCAGGTCTTTTTAAGAAAAGCGTGTTGTAGTATTTATATTTCTTTTTTAATTCTTTCTGATTTACTACAGATTGATCTAATATTTTACTCCCATGCTTATATATCTCAGCATTTAAGTATGTTTTTGTGTTCATAACTACTGAAGCACCTCTCCCCAAACCTAAACCACCAGCCAATATAGTTGTGCCAACAAGAACTTGTTGTTGAGCATTTACATCGGTAATTTCCTGAGAGTAGTTTGCTAACATACTACCTTTTACAATACCATTCAACGCTAAGTCGGCTTGCTCTTCAGCATGTTCCTTTAAAAAGTTTACACCAAACTCTCTAACCGCTTGTCTTCTAACTAAGCTCATAGCGCCTGGAACGAAAGACTGTTTAGTTGTTTCTCCAAAACTTTTTATTCCTTTCTTTTTTAAATCTTTAACAAAACCTTTTAATAAGTTTTTACCACCAAGAGTTTTAAAGAAGTTTATATCAGGCATTATTAACTGACTTATACCAGTTGCTAAGGCTGTTGCATTACCATATACAAACGCGTCCATACCACTCAGACCGTTTGCTCTACCATCAGCAATATTCCCAAGTAAAAGCATTTTTTGATTAGCTTCAATCATTCTGAGTTTTGCAATATAACCTTTTGTAGGTTTCCAATTTTTATGCAAAGAAGCAACAATATCATCTCCCATTTTTCCAAGACCTAACTTGTTCATGCCCTTGTTAAACTGTGTTGACTTCTGCGCCATTCTTTTACCCATTTGCTGAGCACCACCAATTAAGCTATGGCCTGTTTTACCATATTTCATTGTTTTAAGCGCTAAAACCCTAGTATAACCAAATAAATTAGCCGCTGTTTTACCAACGGTGTACGTAGAGAAATTATAAGCTTCAGGATTTGTTAAGTCTTTAAATACATTACCACTAGGTTTGTCCACGCCTTTAAACAGCACGTCAATATTATTTGTTGGCACAATGTTAGTAAAAGCCATACCACCTAAAAAATCAAACCACTGATCCATAGCGCTGTAACGGTCCTCATCTGGCGTGCTATCAAAAAAATCATATAAACCGGCGATTCCAGTACCAATAGCTAAAGCACCAGCGGTGTAAGGATTAGAAAGAAGTGAATACAAACCTTTATACCTGTATATTTCTTGATACCCAGTAGCTGCTATGTCAATAGTGGCGCCAAAAAAATTAGAGGTAAATTTGTCGTTGTACCACTCGTCAAACTTTTTGTTCTCTGCACTTCTTATAAAAGAAGATTGTTTGCTTATACCTATGTTTGGATCTAATAACAATCCTTCCCATAAATCTGTTTGGGCTTTTAACACAGAATCACTTTGGTTTAAAAGTTCTGTTTGTCTTTTTGTTAAATCAATTTGCGTTGATAATAAGTAGTCATATTCAACATCAAGATCTTTTATTCTACCATTTATATCAAAAAGCTTGTCCTTATCTTCATTGGTCATCTGCCTTTTTATAGTAGACGGGAAATAAGCTTCCCTACCAGATGCAGTGAAAAAATAATCTCCATATCTATCTTTAACGGCTCTTAAGTCTTTATCAACATCTTCTTTCTCAGTGTTAAAATCGGCATATCTATCTTCAAATTCTACTCTATCTTCATTAAATATAGTGGTAGCTTCGTTTATCTTTGCTATTGACTGGTCAAATATCTTCTGTTGTTTTTCAATAACATTAATCTTTGCCATTGTCACAACGTCTTCTTTTGTATAACCTGCGTTCCTAAACGCGGCCATATCACCTAGTCTAACTCTTTTTTGTATTTCCGGTGGCACTATGTTTAGTATCTCGTATTTCATAGCCTCCTCGAACTCTCCAAAGTCTAGCTCCTCTTTATGTGGTATGTCTTTAAAAGCAAGATTAATCAAACCTCTTATAACGCTGTTACCAGAAGCGTCTTTTCTTTTCATAGTTGTAATCTCGTCAAAGAATTCATCTGCATTATTAACATGCTTTTTGCTGTTATTATAATACGTGCCTTGATTTGCTGGTTGATTTTCCCTACTATTTACAAAAGCTTTTTTACTATTGTACAAGTCCCCAGGGCTCTCACCCTCTACGTACTCCCCATCAACTCCCACTGTGACAGAAAAACCATTCCCAACGTCTATTACTTTAGGTTTGCTTGCCGCCGCTTTTTTTAACTTTTTCAAGTCTATATTATTGTTAATGGATAAATCAAGATCAACATCAGTGTATGTTGTACCGTCTTCAAAAGTGTAAGCCGTGTTTCCCATGTAACTATCTACCTTATAGCTACCATGATCCGAAACTAAACTCTTAAGCACGCTCATTCTAGTTTTTGGCGCATCTGTTTCGCTAGCAGTTTCTGTTTCAACACCTATATCATCATCATCTTCTTCTATCTCTACAATTTCTTCTGTAGGAGTTTCAATTTCTACATTTTCTGCACCCATAGAGAATATTGGTGGAGCTGGTGCTTCCTCTAAATTACTTTCTAAGTCTGATTTTTTACTTATTTCATTTAAAACTCCTTGTGGATCTTTTAAATACTGCTCAACAGTATAACCTTGTTTTTCTAACGCCGCAACATATTTTGGGTTTTTAGAGTTTTCTAAAGCTTGCTTAGCAGATGGTAATACAAAGGGAGTGGACTCAGTTTCGTCCTCGTCTGTACCTGCGGTTGTAGTTGTAGTTGTGATAGATCCAGGCATAAGACTTGAAACTGCCTGCGTGTTTGGGTTGAATATAAAGTTAGTCTCCGCTTCGTTTTCATTGGCTACATAATTAATCTCGTTGCCAAAATCTAAAGGATAGTTTTTGTTTTTAAAAATATTGCCACTACCTTTTTCTTTTTTAACTTTTTTCTTTTTGTTTTCTTCTTTTTTAACAATTTCTTCCTCTTCTTGATTTTTACCATCTTTCTCAGATTCTTCTATAGCTTTTAAATACCTCATTTTAGCTTTCATATAACTTCTAGAATCTGTAAAATCACCGTAGTTTGGTTTTAAAGGTAGCTGAGTAGTTGCATCGGCCTCTAACACTTCTTTGCTAACAATAGGATCTGCTGTTATTGGCTTAAGATCTTTTTCTTCTACAGGTATTTCTTTAACAGGTAGTGTTTTTACTACATCAGGACCAGCTTCTCCACCACTTACAGTTACCTCGTCAAGAGTACCAGCATCATACGTAGTGTCGTCAACAATATCTTCTTCTTTTTTCTTTTCTTTTTCCCAATCTTCCTTTTTTGGAAGTTCTGTAGTAATTGTGGGCGTTGTTTCGCCAGGTTTAGGCCCTTGATCTTCTGGACCAACTGGTCTTCCCTCCATGTCTGTTGGGTACTCAGTTCCAGCAATGTGTGTATCTGGATCTTTAGAGATAGGAAGAGGTTTAGGTCCTTTGTGAGTCGTCTTTTGAGATGGGTCATCAAGAATTGTTAAAGGCTTATAGTACATGTTGATTATAGAGTCTTGATAACCAACACTAGTAGCGTAGCCCGCGTCTTGAATCTTTTTTATTTGAGCAACCGCATCATCACCTTCTTTTATACCACCAAACTTAGCCCACCATCTAACTTGATGGTCTATACCTTTTTGCGGTGTATCAAAAGTTAAAAAGGGCTGTCCAAGATTTGCTGTCCAAATTTCTTGATCACCCTCCATTCTTTTTGTTAAATAAGTTTTGTTACCCTTTTTTTCTTCTGCTTTTTTATAAGCAAGATATTCTTTTTCTGATTTAAAATCTTCATGAGTACCCATTGATGTCCAACCAGATATATCTTTTCTACCAGTAGGCGTCTTTCCACCTTTCCAAGCTTCTATTTGCACATCGCTGGCTTTTAAACCACCAAAATTATTATGACCAAAAGACAGGCCTGACACACCCCACTCTGACTCTTTTATCATTTGAGCTAAAATTAATTTAGGGTCTAAATTTGTAGCGCCTTCTTTATATTCACCTTTTTTATGCATTTCTACAGCATTTTCTACCATAGGTAAATAATACTCTACAAAACTATCTTGAAAAGCTTTTTTTTCTGTTTTGCTTAACGCTTGGTATTCTTTTCTATTAAGTTGCTTAAATTCAGCCATCTATAATTATTTGATTTTATTATATCTCCGTGTTAGTTGCTCTTACTTGGTCACCTTGGTTTAACAATACACCGTCACCACCAGTATCACCACCGCCAGTATTGTCTTCTGTATTGACATTGTCTGTTTGATTAAGTTTAATAGCCATTAATTGCACGTAGTCCATTTGTGTTCCATCCGCAAATTTAAAAAGTTCGTTCTCTTCGTCCCACTCCCAATCTCCATGCTCTCCTACAGCAGTTTCAACTTTGGCCCATTCTTCAGCGTTTAGAGAATTAAATTTTTCTTCAGTTGCTTTTTTTACAGTAAAAGGAAGATTATCTCTTATGGTCATTTTCCACTCATTTGCATCAGTGCCAAGTGTTTTTAGGTCAGCTTCAATAGGGTTAAACGTAGCTATTTCGTCTTGTAGCTTTTTCAGCATTGCTACTTGATCTTCCTTTGTACCTTTGTTAAAATTAAATTCTTTTGTTTCACCACCCTCTACCTTAACCTTAAGTATACCATTATCAACATCAAAATCAAGTAAGTCATTTTTAACCTCTGTCTCATAAGTGGCTAGTAAATTGTCCAACAAAGGACCACCATCATCAGTGACTAATCTATTAAAATCAGTAGTATTTTCATTATAGTCATCGCCTAAAACAGTATTAAACTTTTGGTCTTTGTAAACCTCTAATCTTTTTGCCTTAACCGCATCAGCCGTTGGCGCTTTACCACCTTTACCCATAAACATACCGCCCTCGCCAGGTAAATTAAAATATCTATTTTGCTTTTGCATCACATCTTTTTGCTTTATCTCGTAACCAGCTGTAGTTATTTCTCCCATGTATTTAGCAAGCAAATCTGTAATTACTTTTTTTCTACCACCAGTGTCATTGTAATCTCTAGTGCCATTTGGATTTGTATTGTTCAACCACGCTTTTAACGCGTCTGGATCGTTTTTGTCTAACGTTTTCTTAAAATCACCCGTTCCAACATTGTAATACTCATCAGAAAGCTCACCCCTAGTAAACTTACCATAGAAATCATTACCCTCAATACCATCACCGCCTGGGTCTTGGCCTAATAAGGTTTTTAGATCAAAAAAGCTTAGATTCATACCTTTAAACTTGTCTTTATAGTCTTGCTCAAAAGTAGGCGGCGCACCTTCCCAACCATCAGTCCTTCCGTTAACTTCAGTTGAAAAAACGTTTAATATAGCCTCACCACCCTGATCGTGAAAATCAGATCCCAACGGTAAATTATTCTCATCAAACCAAGTTATATTACCCTCTGACTCTTCTCCATAACCATCTGGATTTAATATACCATATTTTACAACACCATTCTCGTCTTCTTTAACGGAATAGTTACCAGCTCTAAGCTCTCTTTGAAAATGCAAGTCTGTTTCGTCACTATTAAGAGCAAACGTCTCTTCACCATTATGAAACTCTCTATGGCCTTTTATTAAACCTTCCATTCTCATTATTGCGTTTACATGAGAGTTTGATTTTCTCAATATTTCTGCTTGAGCTGTTGGATTTCCTTCCATGTCAGCGTACGCTTGAGATTGTGATTTTAAATACGCTGTTACCTGGTCTTGAACTTTTGAATGAGCAAAGCCGGTGTTGTCATCTAACCCCTTAATATAAGCAGCGTCAAACTTTGCTTTGTTTTCTCTATTTCGCTTGTTTTTATCACCTTGAGCCTTTAGCATATTTTGAGTCAATTGACCAACCGCCGCTGCGCCTTGCAGCATTGGGTCAACACCATAAGTTGCTCTATCCGCTTGTATTACTGTTGAATCTGCTTTTCCAAATGCCATGTTTTTATAATTTTATATTTTAATCTTACTTAAGTTTGTCATATATACCACCAACAGCCATACCTATACCACCAGCCATTTGTCCCATAGCTTGTGATTGTGCTTGTTGAGCCGCTCCTAATCTATTTGCATCCATACCTAATAATGTTCCCTGCTTACTCTGTTCCATTTGCATAGATGTTACTTCACCTTGTGCTTTCGCCATATCAACAGCCGAAGCTCCTTTGGCTTGCAATTGTTGAATATTACCTTTCTCTTGAGCCGTCATCATATCTATTTTAGCTTGATTTTGCGCTGCTGCAAGATTGTTTGCCGCTTCTTGCTGTCCTATTGACGCTGCTGACTGTCTAGCAAATTTAGCACTGGTATTAGCCATAGCTTGAGCTAAACTCGCAATACCACTTCCACCCGCTGCACCCTGCATGTTAGCCATGATATTAGCTTGGCTTTGTTGAAACTGTTCTGATTGAAACTCAGCTTGTTGTGTATTGACTTCAAGATCCGCCATAGCGTTATCCATTCCAGCATATTGACTTTCCATCCCAGCAAATCTATTTTTAAGATTAGCATAAGGATTGCTAGTATCTAAATTTTTATATATATTTTTTTGTTTATTATATGCGGTTCTAGCATCATTTAATTCTTTTTTTCTTTTTCCACCCCAATCTACAGACATTAAAGCTTGAGCTGCTCCTCCTATTATTGCTCCCCACATATCGTATTGTTTTTAATTAGTATCATAATTGTGTTGTATGTTAATATAGTTACATTTTTTAGTGATTATTTACTACTTATAGCTACTTCCGAACCAACAGCAAATAACTCAGCTTTTGACGTGGTTGTATTTTTCATTTCTACCTCCGCATAGTAACCAGTAAGCTTAGAATTACAAACATCTGCTTTTTTAACAAAGAATACAAAATCGTTAGTAGTAGGAAATCTAGGATAATCAGTATCGGTAAATTGTATTGTTACAGACTTTCTATCGGCTGATATAGCGGTGACATCTCCCACGTAAAAAGTATCACTACCTATTTTTGTAAATACAGAATCTCTAGCGTTAGCGTTACCACCAACCTGTAAAGATTTATTTACTTCGTTTGCAAATGTTAAAATTATTGTTTCTTGTGCCATATTTATATAAGTGTTATTAAGCCGATCCTAATCCTCCATCATTTTGTGCTCCACCAGTTATAGTTCCAGACCCAGTAGATGGTGGTGATGTATGTACTTGTATTTGTTGAAACGCTTGCACGCCAACAGAGTTTACTGACTGAACATAAACAGGACTTATTTGTTCTTCAGATAAAGATTTAACACTCAGCGTTGATGGAGAGGTAAATCCAGTAAAAGAATTAGACGAGGTCTCCGTAAGTGTTATAGTAAAGTCAATATCTGCATCACTACTATTTTTTGGAAAATTTATATACTGTGTGTAAATACCATTAGAAGCTATTGTTTTGGTTCCTGACGCAACTAACACATGTTGTAGTTTCATTGTCTCAGTAGAAGCTAGTGCTTGAGCTGTGTCAAAAGTAATTGTATCTGGATTAGCTGTTGTACTTTTACTAACAACCTTTGGTGTAGGAGTGGCTATGGTAGTTGAACTTAAATAAACTATCTCCATGCCCTTGTTCACCGTTGATACATCTGAACCTGAACCCATAATTAATGTAGTAGCGGCAGATTGAACAGAGTTTAGAGTAGTAAAAGCTATCAAACCACTCAACACGCTTAACGTAAATGTAGCTCCTGGATCACCAAAAACCACTAACAATCTTGTTTCAGCGTTTTTGTTTATATTTCTTGTAGTTGGTAAGCTTGACATGGTTAAATCTTTATTAGAATTAGCCGCTGAAATAGATAATTCTTCTAAAGATTTGCCAGGCGGTTTTGCTAGTAATTGATAACCATATATTCTGCTGCTTGATCCTGTTACATCAACAGATGTTAGGGCTTTAATGTTTATAACATCATTTCTTTTTAACTTTTTCAACCCAACTTTATGCGTTATCGCATAAACTCTTTTTATAAGTTCTGTAGTATTTTCAAAAGTATCAGTTGTAACAACTTTATAATCGTTCATGTTACTTACGTCGTGAAAATCTATAATTGGATTAGGACTTAATATTCTACCGATTTCTCTTTCTACTGTAATTGTTAAAACACTAGTATCACCAACTCTACCCTCTACGTTAAAAGTATCATCTAAACTAGTAAAAGTTACAGTTGTACCGCTATCTATAGTTGTAGATGTGTCTAAAGTTACCTTTGTTCTTCTATTACCAGAATAAACAACATCTTCAACAGCGTTAACTTTAGCAGACCCGGTGTAACCAGTGAACGATATTTGTTGTCCAACTTTTATTTGACCATTACTAACAAAATGATGTTCAACACCAGTTACATTAGCAATAGAATCTGCTGTTGTTGTAATAACAACACTACAACCTTGTCTAAATATTTTTATCTCTCCTGTCATATTATATTTGTTCTTGATAAGCTGATCCAGCTGTCATTGTTAATGTTGATGTCGTATCTGCTGTAGGCCATGGGTTTGAAGTTATGACAATTCTAACCCTTAGAGATCCGGAACCTTCTAGCGTAACGCTAACAACCCCTGCGAAATCACTGATGCTTTCCGCGTAATTAAAGGTAAAGTCTGTAGTAGATAGTTTCCACGCAACCCCTTTTACTGTTTGTGGGTGCACGTAAAAATCGGCGGTTGGAACAACGTTACTTCCTTGCGCAAGATTAATTTTAATTGTTGAGTCTGTAGAAGTTGTGTCTGTTGCTGAGTTGTTAAATATCCATCTTTTAGGTTCTTTATTTGTCGCAATATCTACCGCTGTTATAACATGCTGTGAACCAGAGGTATTACTGTTTGCATTTACACTTGATGGTTTCCCTATACCCTGAACGTTTAATCCAGAAGTTTTTAGTAAGTCCACGTCGTTATTAATATTAACACCTTTTATAAAGTTAAAATATTTACCTTCTTTTTCAATAAAACTTGATACGCTCCCGCTTTCTTTATCTGTCGTTATGGTGTTAGCCGTCCAACCACTGTCACCCTCATAATTTATTGTTTTAAAATCTTTAACTGTATCAGGCTCTGAGTTAAAAACTAATTTTAAAGTAGAGTCGTATTGAGTTCCATAAAAGTTATTTCTAGTAGCACTTTCTCCATGCATGTATATTTCCCCACCATTAAACGTGTAGTATGAGTTTGAATATGATATACCACTTTCTGGTTTAAAAGATTTAAAAGCTGTCCACCCATTTACTTTTTCGGTAAAACTTACCGTTTTGTCGTTTAAGGTTAGATTGTAATTGTCCTTTAGAGAGTCATAAGAACCTTTTATAACCAAAGAGTTATCTAGATTATCTCTAAAAAACTTCGACATACCCTTTTCCGCTATATCAGTTATACCATCGCCAGATAATCTTATAACAGCACCTCTTTTTCTATCCGCATAATAGCATCTGTAACCAAAAGACGCAAAAGATTCTGGATTTGTAGATATACCAAACTCACCAACAAACGGGACAACTTGTCCTAAAACATTATTTGTAGAGGTTAAATTAACATTCCCATCTGCATTAAATAAAGCATCTTTGTTTGCTAAAACCTTCAACGTTTTATCTTCGCATAAAACCACTACGTTAGTGTTTCTAGTAAATAACTTTTGAATACTACCGTAATCTGGATTTAAATCTTTTGTTATTTTTTCCCCTTGTATAAATTGATTTAAACTATTAAAACTAGATTTAGAATTGTATATACCAGAGTATATTATACCATTAGCTTTTCTTTCTTCTTTATAATCAGATTCTAATATAGTTGACACCCTTGGTCCTTTGTCTATAGTGACCTCATTATAATCATCAAAGATTCTATTTGATTCTACACCGTTACCAAACGCAAAGCAGTTGTAATATTTTAAATCAGCTTGGTTCATTTCTATTATATTATACACCTGAGCGTTGACCGTGTTAAAATTATTAGATTTTGTCGCCATAATACCACTTCCTGGTGGTAACAACTCTATTTCTAGAACTACATTTTGGGAGAATAAAATGTTTCCATTTTGATCTTTTTTGCATATTGTTATTTTTTCTCCAGCAGGTATGTTGTGTAAAACATAAGCAGGATCTATTTGAAAGACATTTCCAGTGTTGTTTTGCTTTGATCTCATTTTTACAATAACTGCGTCAGCGTGCAAAGGATTATCACCGTTGGGTGTTCTATAATCTGTTTTTACACTCATCCCGGTTTTAACAACCATTCTAGTTACCGGTGTTTCGTAGAATAAATTTAAATCTAACTTTTCTTTAGGTAACACCTCGAAAACAGCTGGAGACTCACTACTCATTTTAGCTTCACCAAAATCAATTTCACAAGCTGAAAACACGCTACCATTTGTAGAAGCTGTTTTTGCTTCGTTAGCTTTTTGAACAGCACCTGTCCCAATAGCGTCATTTACCGCGTAAGTACCGCTAGTTGTGGATAATTCTAAGGGAACGTTTACAGGTTGTCCTTGACTGTCAGTTTCCTCAAAAGGACTCCACCTAATAGATTTGTCTAGCTCCACTTCTATAATAATAGCTTTTTCGTAATACTTTAGTTCAAAAGGATCTATTCTGTTTGTTTGCATGCAAGTTTGTCCAGCTCTATCAACACACTGCGTGTTAACAGCAAAAGCAGATCTAGTAGCCATAATAGTGTAGACAGTGTTTGTTGGGTCATTTGTAAACCTAAAGGTTTGCCCTTTGGTTTTTAAATATGTAAAAAAGTTATACGCGTTGTGACCTAAAACACCAGCGCTTTCAATAAACTTATCTATACCCACAATTTTAAAAGTACAATTACTCTTACCAACTTGAAAACCATCACCAACATACGGGTACGCATCATGATTTGTGTATTTTTCATCTTCAGCCTGTTGATCTTCAGTTACGTTGGTATACATGTCATTAGCTGGGGTACTTTTAAGTATAAAACTAACAGATTGATCAATAAGAAACATAGGGTTACTTGATCCACCAGATAATGATGGCGTTGTGTAATTTAGCTCTTTCATGCTATAACCAGTTATACTATCCTGGCCAGTATGCGTGTC